TTAATGAAGCTAGGAAACAATATAAAGTACTTGATGTTACTGTTGACGGAAATCCAGTTATTGAATTTCAAAATGGAACATCATGCTCAAAATGGATCAAAGACAATAAAGAATCTGTTATTGGTGATGTGAAAATGGGAGCATTAGATACTGATCAAAATAGAATTGTTGGTACTAGCAGAGGCCCATATTGGGTTATTGTTAAACCAGATTTTGCTAATGAAAACTTTATTAATGAAGCTTCTAAGCCAGAAAAACCAGCAATTTTAGTAAAATTGTTTAAAGAATTATCTAAGGCTAAAAACGTAGAATCATTATCTTGGGGATATGATGCAGATGAAGAGTTTCCACATGTTGTGAAATTTGAAAATGGATTAGAAGCGCAATCACCTAGACATGATGGAGAACTAGAGCAATTTTCATTCTATTTAAATGACGATGGCAAAACTATTCTCGGAATTTACGATTTAAGTGGATATGACCAAGAACTAAAAACAGTTAAAGATGCCGTTGAATGGTGTCGTGCCAACGAATATTAATAAGATATGAAACACATTAAGCTATACGAAAACTTTATTGCTGAAAAAGCATACCAGTTAACTGGAATCTACGGAGCTAAAGGTATTATTGGAAAAGTTCTATTTGCCTTTAAGAAAGAAGTAGAAAAGATTAAATATGAAGGTGATGCTGATGCAACTTTAGCTGAACTAAATGAAATTTGGTCATACTGGGCAGATCGCGATGGTTCTAAAATCATTGAACAAGAAGTAATGAAAGTTGTAAAAGATAAAGAAGCTATAGTTTATATTACAGCAACTTTATCAAATTCACAATGGATTGCTGATGTTGTTAATAGATTAAATACACCAACAGGTACAGAACTTTTTGTTAGTTTAAAAAGTGATTTTGTAATTAATATTGGTTTTGCTGATGATGTTGACGCTAGCAAATTTGATCGTAAGCTTGGTGGAATGACAAACACTGCACTCTTCGTATCAGCTACTACAATCGTCGGTGATCAGGACGAGCAAGTTGGTTATAATAATATTGAAATTAGAAACAGCGTTTTCTTATCAATAGATGCTAAATAATTTTTATGCCGAGCACAAGTAAAACACAACAAAGACTAATGGGAGTAGCGTATGCTGTTAAAGCCGGTCATATGCTAATCTCTGATGTTTCAAAAGAATACCAAGACAAAGTTAAAGATTTAATCAATGGAATGACATTGAAACAACTTAAAGACTTTGCATCAACGCCACATGAGGATCTTCCAGAAAAAGTTAAAGAAGCACTAGGTTTTGCTACTAATATTGGAGGACCTCAAAGCGTATTCATGCCAGGAGCTGGTATGGGGGCAGTTAAATTACCAAACTTAGGAACTGGCGCAAATGGATCTGGAGATGTTCCAAAGGGAGCAGGTTGGGCAGAAGATGAATACGAAGAAGAGAAGAAAAAGCGTAAGAAAAGAGAGGCTGAAGCCGAAAAGAATGAAAAACCGGTAAAAACATTCGAGCAGTTTGTTTTTGAAAAATTAAACAAACAAAAGTAAATCTATAAAATATTATGATGGAATTACTTTTATTAGGATCTAACCGAGGTAAAAATTGGGAAGTTATGGCAATCGAAAAGATTATTAAATCAATCGATTCATGCCAGACTTTAAAGCAATTAAGAACTTGCAAAGCTCTAGTAAATAATTTCATGTTTGCATCAATTATGACCGGAAAAGACGAAAATGATGCAGTTCTACAATTAGTATCTTCGCAATTATTTTTATTACTTAAAATTAAAGAGACATCTCTAATCACTAGTCTCTTAGATGAAATTGATTCAATGGATTTAGAATCAATTAGTTTACAAACTCTATAATTTTTTCGAAACTTTTTTGTAGTTTTAGATATAAGTTCTAAAGCAGCAAATATGAGTATTTTAGAAGAAGCAGACAAGATTGTCAACAATCGTTCAGAAGAAGCAGATCGCCAATATGGTCCATTTTCAGAAGGCATGGATCGAGCAGCAATGATTTTTAATGGTATGACCGGACTTAATGTTACGGGTCGTGAAATGTTTATGGCGCTAGTAGCGCTTAAATTCTCGCGTGAAAGTTATAATCACAAACGAGATAATTTGCTTGATGCAGTTGCGTATATTCAAGGTTTAGAAAATTATATTAATGAAAAGAACGAAGGAACAAAGAAGTAAAGACGTTTTAGAAGTGATCCATTTTCCAATGTGGATTCTTAAAGATTTAGCGTGGATGATGGGATTTGGTGTTTTAAGTTTAACACTTGCAATTCCAACAATCATAATCTCGGTTCTATTAATTAAATGGAGTGATAGATTTTTCGAAAAGATGGAAAATATATCAATACTTTGTTGGTTAACAGCAAACACTCTATGGATGTCGCATGAACAATTTAATGCTCAGACTAAAGAGTTAGCCGTAATAATGTTTAGTTTTGGCATTATTATTTCATTTACATATTTACCATCTCTTATTAAAAAGCTTTTAAAATGATAAGCATCTACGATATAAAAGATTCTTTACTTGGTAAAAAAGTTGCAATAGATGATGTGGTTACTACTTATAGTTCAAAACCAGAATCTCATAAATCAGCATGGACATATTTATTAATGTCACAATTAAAGAGTCTAGGTATTGATGCTACCGTTTTAACCAAAGATGTAAATGTTCATAACTATGACGTTTGGTTAGTAGCTTTACCAATGGAATTTCAAGGAAGTTACAATTTATTTGGCGGTGCTAATGATGAAACTGCAATTAGAATGCAAAGGCTAATAGATTTTAAAGGATCTGTGTATTGTCTAAATAGACAAATGCCAGACATTGGAGCATTTGCTAAAAGCAGAATGAATGCATGTACTGAGATTTGGAAAAATCTTGATGTTGAAACTTTAAGTACAAAATCAGTAGAAACTCAGACAATAGATACAACTCTAAAGTCTGATATATTTGTGTTAGGTGATAGCCATTCGGTTTCAGTTTATGTACCAGGCTCAAATATCAGTCGAAATGATGGTAAAACATTATTTGGAGTTATTAAAGAAGGTATGACAACCTATATTCCAGAAGGAACTAAACACCTAATTACGTATTTTGGTAATATTGATATTCGACACCATTTATGCCGACAACCAGATCCGGTTAAAGCAACTGAAGATTTGGTTAAGAATTATGTTGAACATTTAAAATCTTTAAACATTCCAAAGATTAGTGCAGTCAAATTATTACCAATCGATCATGAAGAACGCAGAATTCCAAAAACTGGATTCTACAAAGGAACACCTTTTTATGGATCTTTAGAAAAAAGATTAGAAATTTGTCGAATTTTTAATCAAAAGCTGAGTATATATCTAAGTGAGGCCGGATACGAATTAATCGAATGGCCAATCGAATGGTATCAACTTAGCCCTAAAGACTATGCGGATATGTATATGGAAAAACCCGGATCGGTGCACCTTTCAAGGAAATATTATCAATATGACTTTAAAACCGGAAAAAAGAATCCAGAACTTAAACCAAAAGTTACTAGCCTATTTTGAAACCTTTTATAAATTATAAGTATAACTTAAAACAAATTACTAAAAATCATGAGTAAAATTAAAGTTGCAATTATTGGTACAGGAAATTGTGCCAAGTCTCTAGTAGAAGGAGTACAATTCTACACCGAAAATGAAGCAAACATCGACGGTATGATGCGTAGCGACATTGGTGGATATGGTGCAAAAGATATTGAATTCGTTTGTGCTTTTGATATTGATGAACGTAAAGTAAATCAACCATTAGGTGTTGCATTGAAGCAGCGTCCAAACTCTGCATGGGACATTGTTCCAACTATCGATTCTACTGCTCCAGTATATGAAGCACCAGTTATTGATGGTTACGCATTGTTAATGGATGCATATCCAGAAACAAATCGTTTCTTGGTTTCTGAAGAGTTGAGAAATTCAACTGAAACTAATCGTACTGAATGGACTGATAAAAAAGACAGACAGTGGAAAGACAAAATCATCTCTCAATTAAAAGAACATGAAGTTGAGGTATTGATTAACTACTTACCAGTAGGTTCTCAAGCAGCAACAGAATTTTGGGCAGAAATTTGTCTAGAAACTGGAATCTCTTTTGTTAACTGTATTCCAGTATTTATTGCATCTGATCCAGCATGGGAGAAACGTTTTATCGACGCAGGAATTCCATTGATCGGTGATGATATGCGTTCTCAATTTGGTGCATCTATCTTGTCTCAAATGTTACAAGAACTTGCATTCGAAAGAGGCCACGTAGTAAGAGCACATATTCAACGTAATGTTGGTGGTAATACTGACTTCTTAAATATGGAAGATAAATCTCGTTTGAAATCTAAAAAGATTTCTAAAGAGAATGTAATTCGTGCTCAGAATGATATTCGTGGAATCTCAACCGAAGGTTCATTCTTACATGCTGGTCCTTCTGAATATATCTCTTACTATGGAGATAATAAAGTTGCAAACTTCCGTTTAGAACTTGAAGGATTTGGTGGAGCACCGGTTATTTTTGATGCTCAACTATCTGTACAAGATAGTCCAAACTCCGCAGGAGTTGTAATTGACGCTCTACGTTATGTTAGAGTTGCAAGAGAAATGGGAATTGTTGGTGCTCTTCGTGGACCATCTGCATTTACTCAAAAGACACCGCCTCAACAAATGATGTTTGTTGACGCTGTTCAAGAATGCGAAGCTTTAGCAAATCGTAAACTTACTAAAGTTACAGAGAAACA